ATCGTACACTTTTGAGTTCCTTCCGTGATAACCACTTATGTAGGCGATTACCAAGTTGTTTATTAAATACCTTTGTACTGTTTGCATAATACATATTTAACAGTATTTATAGATAGATTATGAATGAAATTTTTAACACGTTAAGAGATAAATTCCCTTTTTTGAGCCTTATACGAAAGGGAGACCTAGAATACGTAGGTATAGTACAGAATGAGGATACTAACGTGATCAGCTTCTATGATTATGGTAGGTTATATTCTCCACAGGACAAGATGACATTCTTGAAATATGGTGAAACTTGGTGGCATGAGTCCAACAGGAAAATACCTATAAACATATTCCTCAAAGGCGACTTCCGTTATTTTCGTACAACACTCGTTACACTAAACTCCAAGGATATTGAAATAGTGCATGGACCAACTGTGAGACTTTCTGATATTTCAAAAAAGAGGGTGAAGAGACGAACTATTCAATTGGTTAGACGTCCCGTTTAACTTTTAGCTTTTTCAATATACTTTTTATAATATATCGTCAATGGATTGTCTGCTTGATAAGGACAATCATGTGAAGGCATCTTGTATGTCTTCTTTTTAAGTTTTTTGGGATTTTTCTTTTTAAGTTTCTGATGTTGCATCAAAACTATATTTAGCTTTGGTGACTAAATTCATCTGAACTACAATGGCCTGGGCATAAGCAACAGCGTGTGACTTCTTGAAGAAGTACGACCCGTCTGTGGGTTTGGTCCACACTTCTTTTACTATCTCCTCCCATTCCTTGTACATCAGCTGTCTCTTGGCAGGACGTATGATTGCAAGTACGGCCGCAAGTTGTTCTATGGTCCTTGGATCTAGCTTGGACACTATGTTGTAATGGCCATTTAGGTGGAAAAGGTTTTCAACCACTTTTGGATCTTTCAGCATGTCCCAATCCGGTTCCTGTATCATCAGCTCAACTAGCTCTTGCTCTGACTTGACTTCTTTGTACAGGTTAACATTAAGGCAGTCGATCTTGAAGTAGCCCCTATCTTCTGCTTTCTTGTAATCTAGTGATGCGTGACCTGTGACCGGGTGTTCTGGTACAGCATGGAAGTAAACGCCAGTCTTGTGTTTCTCTGTCTTGTCTTCTTTGATCATAGATGCAGGTGTGTGCTTGAACAGTTTCAATGTTCCGTCCCTATCAAAAAAATCTATGTCTACGTCAGGCATTAGTGTATGCTTCCTTTGTCTTTCTCGTTGTGTTTGATGAACTCTTCCCTTGACCCAGGTTGCAATAAATCTATCACATCCAGTAGTGCTCTATATCCTGCACTGTTTATCATTGCTGTGTCCATCTTTGGTACTAAAATTTTTCTTATGTCTCCACTCTTGCTTATGATAACACAACTGTCACCGTCAACAAAATCTAATTCATCTGAATGATCAACATCTATCTTAGACAATCTTGGCCTCCTTGGCTGTGTCCTGAACAAGCATTTGGTCAGCCGGAAAGCTTCTAAACTTGTTTGCCCAGTACTCTGGATTTATAAATCTCTGTGTCATTTGTAGTTGTTCGTCGCTAAACGATTTTAACATTTTTTTACCTGCGTTGCAACCTAGCAACAACCATGGACTTATTTTTCCTTGCTGTATATGTTGCACTGCCCTATTGGTGTTGACAAGTCTAAAGTAGTCTGACCATTGTGCATTCTGTTCTACTGCCCAGTCCATCATTGTTGCGATGCTTCTCTGCAACGCCGCTTCGACTGGCTCCTTTTTTAATGCATCTATTAGATATGCCTCATATAGGTCATCCCGTGACCAATGATCAAGTTTGATCTTTGAGTGCAGTACATAGTCTATGTACTTGTCCGGGTACAACGGATTGATGTACATGATGTATCGACCGAACTTGACAAATGCATTGTAGTAGGCACTGTCTACGAAATCGTCATATGTCCTGGGTTTACTGTTGTGTTGATGTATCTGATAGAATCTTTGGAACACCATGAAAGCGTTTACTACCCATTTCTCGTCTTTCTGTAGATGTCTTCTCTTCGGTTCACAGAGATGTACTTGCAGTGTTCTTTCCTTTGCAAATGTTTTGCCACAGTAGGTACACTTATTTAGATTCGATGCCATGTGCCTCTATCAGTTCCTCTAGTTCTTTGTCAGTGATGATTTTATCTAATACTTCTAGGTCAGTTTCTTTCCAGTTAGGATAGATTTGCATTAATTTTTTTAATGATTTATTCGCCACACGTTTCATTGGTTTGATCCATGGATGGAACTGTTGTGTCTCTGCACCACACATAGCAGTTAAGATCCATAGCAGTTTTTTGTGTTTTGAACCCAGTGTAAAACAATGTTTGTTAACGCATTCGTTTACCATTTCAACATAGTGTTCCACATAGAAAGGATCTTTAGACGATACACTTGAAACGTATCTCATCAGCATGTACGGAGAATATAACGACTTCTCATGGTCGTCAATCCTGTCAAAGTAATCCTTGTTACGGAAGTCGACTGCTTTTAGTCCATTACGTAATTCAAAAAACTTTCTCTTACTTTTTTCTGCTGGCATATTTTAATCCAAACATTGTACATTCTTTTGGTGTTGTAAATGTTAATTGTATTTTATTATTCATGTGTTTCATACCCGAAACTGTCAATTTAGTTTTTCCTAGCCAATCAAAGAAGTCCACCACCCAGTTCTTGTCCATCCATACAGGAGTTCCATCACTGGTGATGATTACCGGTGCTTCGATCTTAATTGATTTTCTACCAGACATCGCCATAGTCCACCTGTTCACATTGTCTCGAAATATCTTTTACGAAATAAGCACAGATGGGTTTTGGTCCATTGGTTAACGGAACTGCTAACATCTGTCCGGATTTAATTTTTGGGAAGTACCATTTGACTTCTGTGTATATGTCCACAACGTCTATGGGATAGAAGTCTGGTTTTGGACTTGACAACGGATTGAACGTGAATGCATCGAAGCCTCTATCGTTCAAACTTGTTATTGGTAACACATGCATCTCCGGTTGTCCTTGCTCGCCTATCAGCATCTTCCAGTCCAAGGGCATCTTAATTTTCCAATTGCCAATTTCTAGTACTGCCGCTGGTGCATTGAAGCTTTCTAAAAATATTAGAGGTATGTAGAAGAAGTCTGGATTGCCCGGATCGGAATTATCAAGAACTGCAAACCGTAGTTTCTCGTCAACCCACTCGGGTATTTTTTCTAACTTAAATGGTCTGTTCTCAAGTGTAAGGATTTTCATAATTTACTTTCTCTATATTATACGGGTAATTGGCCTCTTTGTAAAACTTTTTCCTTGCCCCCAGGTGTCTTTTCGCAAACTTGCAACTGCTGGTAATGTCCCATATCTGAACGTTCTCTTTGTCTTCTGCTTTTCTTATGCCCCTTCCAATGCTCTGTATAACACGAACAAACGACTTGCCCGGCTCTATGAGAACAAGATTGAAAATACGAGGAATGTTAATACCAACACTGGCAACTCCATATGTGGCGATAATAATTTTATTTGTTGCAGTAGATACTTCATCATATTGCTCCTTTCTGTCTACGTTTTTAGTTGACCCAGATACGAAAACTGAGTCTTCTAGTTGTTCCTGTAATATTTGTCCTGCAGATATCCTATCAACAAGTATCAGTGTGTTACCTGATGTTGAGATATCTTTTATGGTTTTTGCTACCCAAGCCATTCTGACCTTGTCTGTTGTTAGCCATTTAAGTTCTTCTGCATATGTTTTGAACATTGGATGATCCTGTGTCTGTAAGACATTCACGTGACAGTTTGCAAGTACACCCTTGTCTTGCAATTCACTTGCTTGAATTCTGTGTGTGACATCTCCTATGCTACATTTCAAACCCATGAACTCGTAGTCTGCTTTGGGTACTGTACCGGTCAGCCCCCAACGTATGCCACAGTGTGCAAACGGTCCTGTTAATAATCTTTTCAGCACATCTGCTTTGGCCATGTGTACCTCGTCAATGATCACTGTGTTGATTCCTTGTATAGCTTCTGCAAATGCTTCTGAGTGTTCGTCCTTGCTTTTCTTTTCTAGTACATTCAACGATTGCCAGGTTGCGATAGTGTTGAATCTGCCTAGCTCTTTCCTGTCTCCGTAGTATACGCCCACGTCTAGATTACAAGCAACAAAGTCTTCTTCTGTTTGTGTTACTAGACTCTTGTTTGGTACTATTGTTAGTGTACGTCCATATGGTTCGACCAACTGGCACAGTGCCGCAGTGATGATTGTCTTACCTGCTCCTGTGGCTATCTCTTGTATGCACTGTGGATTTTCTATAAACTTGTTTAAGGTTTCCACTTGATAGTCTCTTAATTCTATTGACTGTCCTGCCATTGGGTGCGTCTCTGGCCATTTGATATGCGATAGGTAATTTTTGTCAACAGCTTTAAACTCAAAGTTGTGTTGCTCTCTGTGATCCTCGAAGTCTACATACACACCACCATCTTCTAGTATGGGAAGTATTTGGTCAACTAGGTTTAGATATGTTGTACCACCCAATCCAAAGAATGATACCTTGCCGTCCCATCTGCCTAGCTTGACTGCTGGAAGATGCCTAGCATATGGTATCTCATATTTGAATTTATTGGATAACCTCTTCCTCCACTCCAGAGAAAGATTCTCGAACTTAACGTTCACCTCGTCTTTGATTACTAATTTACAACTGCTCATAATTAAAGTTTCACTATTATATGATCATGCCAATCCCAACTACTCGGCTGATGATTACTATAATACAACTTTTTTGGAAGGTTCTC